ACCATTTCTAAAGGTCAAAGAATAATGCAAGGGGTATTTGTCAAATACCTTACAACAGACGATGACAACGCAAACGGAAAGCGAACAGGCGGTTTTGGTAGCACTGGGGAGTTGTGATGGACAATAAAAGAATTTCTGAAATCGTTGAAGAAGAAATGATAAAGCAAGATGCAAACAGATATCGTGATATGAGGAAAATTCTCACGATTCCGAAAAGCATTGCGGATGAGTTGGACAGTGTTTTTGCTGGCGTTGATGCAACAGATATTGGTTATGTGCTAGATCAAACTGGACCTTACGGTTCGAGAGCTTTCGATGATTACTACTTTAAAAATAAAAATATCATTGCTTTATACCTCGCAGGCAAAGCCCTCGGAGTTGATTTAGTGAAAGTGGGGGAGGGATGATTGAATACGCAATATATAAAGGCGAAAAATTTATAGCAGAAGGAACAGCTGACGAACTTGCTAAATTACTAAATGTTAAACCTACGACTATTAAATGGTGGTCAAGACCGGTTAATTCAAGGCGCGATAAAGGTAATAGGAAGATAGCAGTTAAGTTATGACCGACAAACTAATATCGCTGGTCAATAACTGGTGGCGAGGGGATTTGAATGAATAATGAATTGCAAGAATTATTAATACAAATCATAAAAGCAGCAATGATTGCTATTCCAATTTGGGGACTTATTATCATGGCTTTTATCATATTCATTTTCAAAAATGATATTAAAAAATGGTGGAGGAATAGAAAATGAAACTAATGTGTAAGCTGTCCGGGCATAAGTGGTCGAAATGGAGAGCTAATTTATTTAGCACTCACGAGGAACGATTTTGTCGGCGTTGCTATATCAGAGATAAACGCTTAAACCGCTCAGACCTTGATGAGTCGGAGAACGTGTTCCCTGAAAAATGGCTTGATAAACATATGGATTGAGGTGGAAAGTGCATAAAAAAAATAAGAGATTACTTGACAAAATTTATTATATTCTTAGTTGTTTTCATGACTACTTCTAATATGATTAGTATGTTTTTTAAAAATGCAACAACTAGCGAATGGATTTTAACTATTGTTATTTCTTTAATCGCAGCATATCAAAATATGGATTGAGGTGGAGATGAAAAAATTTAGATTAATAAGTAACTCGTTTTTGAAAGAAGATGGACAACTTCATTCAAGACAACAGTTTGTTGAAGCCAATAGTTTAGCTGATGTTATTGAATATATCGAAAGCAACGCAGGTTGGTACACTGATATCAACGTAGCTTTCAAAGTCGCTTATATCGAGGAGGTTGTGGAATGAATGCAAAAAAAAGCCCAAATCATAGATAAGGGCTTCGGGGGATTAACAAAAATTAACGTGAGGATGTGTCCATGCAAGATAAACAAGGTCTAACCTGGAGTGATGGATATATTTCTTTAACATATTCCATGGCATCAAGGTCATTTTCAAATTGTTTATTAATAAGATACGAATCAGTGACTATCGGACGATTGGGGCAAGCACCTTTGTGTACTTCATGATAACCGCTAAAGTCGCCAGTTTTATTTACAACATAACTCATGATTAAATCCTCCTTCAAATAGTTATATTCTATTATTTTAAAACTTTTATTAGTCTAGCACAAGGAATATGACTTGAATAAAGGAGATAATAAAAAGCCCAAGCTGACCAAGCTTGAGCGAAATTGTGAATTCTAACGTTTATATTTTTATGGTCTAACAAATTATATCATACTGAGCTAGGAACTCGCTAAACTCAACTGGAGGAGAAAAAATGTCACAAGAAATTACTGTTGATTTTTCAGAACAAATCGCTAAAGCACAAACTAAAATTGATAGACTGAAAGACATGATTCATGATGTTAGAGATCAAAAGATTGTTTTAGATGATATCAAAAATAATCATATGCCTAGGGATACAAAACTTGAATTAAACTTGGGAGGAGTTTTAAAATGTTCCGTTAAGATTAATGTTGGAACGCTCATCCCTTTGTTGGAGCAAAATATCGAAGATAATACGGCTCTTATCCATGAGTTGGCTAAAGAACTTGGAATTGATATTAAATAAACAAAAAAGCCCAAGTTGACCAAATTCGAGCTTCGCATGTAAAAAATAATACTTTTTCATTTTATTTTCGGTCAGTTATATTATATCACATCTATATTAAGGAGGCTGTGAGTGAGAAAAAACAGAATAAAAGAGCTTAGAAAAGCTCAAAAAATAACACTAAAGGGGTTATCAGAGAAATTAAAAGAAAAAGGACTATCATTTAGTGACAGTCAGTTGTCTTATTATGAACAAGGAAAGCGATCTCCACGAAATGAAGATATCTGGGAGGCGTTAGCTGAAATTTTTGATGTAAGTCTCGCATACGTTATGGGCATGGAAATGGGCTTGGTAAATATTTATCCGCCTACATTATAACATATACTGAGCTAGGAACTCGCTAAACTCAACTGGAGGAGAAAATGGATAAAGTATCTACGTATGAAAGGCCTAAACGGACTAACGCTCCGATGATAAAAAGAGCAGAGAAAAAGGAGATTAATATGTTATCAGAAACTAAAATCAGAAGAAATATTGAGACAATTGAACAAAAAACATGCCGTTTAAAAAATGTAATCCATGCAATTAAAAGACAAACAGAATTAGTGGAACTATTAGAAGACAAATTGCAATCAGGGGAAATTAAAAAAACTGATAAATTTGGCGCCGAATTAACAGACAGATTTAGTTTCTTTGAATCGAATTTTAATATTCCCGTTGGTACTCTTATTAGTTTACTTAAAGATAACATTGAGGGAAATACAACTATAGCCAGTGAGTTGGTCGCAAAACTTGGAATCGAGGTTGAATAAAATGAAGAAAATCAAAAATATAGCAATTTCCACTGTTTTAGGTGCTTCAGCGCTTATCGGACTATCAGCCTGTTCACAAGCTGATAAAGTGAGCCAAAACGTAAGCAATGATGCAGATAATTTTAAAGTTGAACGCAGAGTGGTTATTATCAATACTCGCACAGATAAAATCGAATTTGTTGCTAAAGGGCTTATCTCTGTTAATACTGAGGACAGTAAGAAACTAGTAATTCTAGCAAAGGTAGGTAAAAGTCAGTACAAAAAAGATATTATTAATTTAACAAATAACAACATGTATACCGTTGAGGACTTATCAGGAGCGAACGTAAACAGTTATAAATATGAAGTGACGTGGTTACCTGAATCAGTTGTTCCTGTGAAAATTGTTGGAGAAAAATGATGGGTATTTCCATAGCGAACTTTTTAATTACATTACTGACTTATCTTTCAATATGGTCAGTAATTGTAGTTATATTCATTGGACTGATGAGCCTGATAGCTTACTGGGCTTATTTAGTATATAAATTTCTAAGAAAGATAGGAAAATAAACAGCAAAAAAACTCCACACTTGGTCAGTAGTATGGAGCAACTAATTATCAACTTAGTTTGTGTAATATTTTTGACCAATGTATATTATACACTATTAAACAAAAAAAGCCCACTGCAATGGGCTTCGGCAAGAAGTTTTCTAACTTAATTATACCACAAAAGGAGAATTTGATGAATGGCAGATAAGTTAGATAGAATTATTGGAGATTACGTTAATGGCAGACTTGAAGCCAGAATAAAATCAATTGAAAGCAGATATCTTTATAAGCAAAAAGTAGATAACTTGGGCATTCGTACAGCATATTCTGGTGGTTCGGAACCTGAAAGTCACGTCTTAAATAAAGAAGCACTTGAAAATGACGAAGAATATATTAAACTCAAAGACCTGATGTACCAATTCAGCTTGTGGTACGAACCTTTAATTAAGGAGGAAAAAGAAATAATCAAGCTAAAACACTGTGGTTACGGTGGTTTTACATGGTACAGAGTAATGATGGAACTTGATAATGAAGGGATTGAGATTTCAGAAAAGAAAGCGAAGTTTATTTACTATCGATTCAGAAAAGATATAAACCCTCATATTGGCTATTTCATTTGAAAGCATGGGTCAAATTGGGATAAAAACGACACGAAAAAGGCACGAAATTGGAGTGTTGCTCCTTGTTTTTGCTGATATACTTGTATTATGAAGTAAAAGGCAAAAGCACAAAATATCATAAGTATCGGTTTGAATTTGCTTCATAAGCTTGTTAGGGTTCGACTCCCTGACTTGCTATTATATTTTATTACAGGTTGTCCAATGGGCAGCCTTTTATTGTTGGAAAGGAGATGCCCTATGAGGTTACACCGCTGTGCAAATGTAGGGTGTCGTGAATTGATACCCCTTAAACATAATTACTGCCAGAAGCATTACGATGAACGCCTAGGCAATTACATCAATCAACGGGCAGAGAGTAAAGCTAAGGCATCTCTAACTTTAAGAGGACAACGTAACCAAGCTGAACAGAACAGAGAGTATGACCAGACAAGGCGAAAGGAATTACACAATGGATTCTATCAAGACAAACGTTGGTCTAAAGTATCTGAGTACGTCAAGGCAAGAGATGGTTATGTTGATGCGATTGAAGGTAAGGTATGGGACAAGGGCGACCTGATAGCTGACCACATCATACCAAGACGATTGCTTTCGGGAATGGAACAATATAATACTGACAATCTATGGCTTCTAACTAAATCGCAGCACAATAAAAAAACTGCAATAGAAAATAAGTTATCCGACCAGCAATTAAAAAATGTTGGGCGAGATTGGTGGAAAAAAGTTCTAAAAAATAAAAAATAGCCCCCCGTCATCGCTTTTAGGAATACCGTATACCAATGGTGGCTTCCTGAGTAAAAAAGTGATTTTTTAAAATTTTTGCATAGGGGGGGTCAAGACAAATAAGAAAGGAGAATTTTTTGGCTAAAAAAAGTTTTAAAGATATTAATGACGGTCGTTTGATCTATCAGCCACCAGACCATCTTGGACGTACTGCAAAACAAATTTGGCGTAGAGTTGTCCTTTTTTTAGAAACACAAAAGCCTGTAGAACGAATTGACCAAACATTGGTTGAAATGTATTGCACTCAGTATGAAATTTATAGAAATTCATACGAACATCTTAAAAAACATGGTGAGGTTCAAGAAATTTATAAACCAGTTCAAGATATGACTGGTGAAATTATTGATAGACAGTTCCAAGGATTTAAACGTAATCCAATGACTCAAATTTACTCTGATGCAATAAAAAATCTTACAAAGATTGGTTCTGAATTAGGCTTATCTCCAAAATCTCGTTCAGAGTTAATGGGATTGAATATGCAGGAAGATGAAGAAGAAATTGATTGGACTTCTAAGTTCGGTGGTGGTTAATGGATAACTATAAAGATTTAACAGAACGTTATCCAGATGACCCAGCTTTATCTTATGCAATTGGTGTGCTTGACGGCACTATAATCTCAGGGGAAAAAATAAAACAAGCCTGTAAACGCCACATTGATGATTTAAGAAGAATTGATAAAGATGATGCATTCATTTATATCTATGATTCAGAACAAGCTAAGAAAATTGTAGAATTTTCAACACTCCTGAAAGATGTAACGAGTGGCGAACCATTTGAAGCATCACCTTATCAAAAGTTTATTCTAGCTTCTGTTCAAGGGTGGCGTAATCCAGAGACAAAAGGAATGAGATTTAAAACAATCTTTATTTCAATGGCTCGGACAAACGGTAAGACTCAAGTACTTGCAACTTATGCGCTTTATAATTTCTTATTCGGCTCTCCTAAAATCAATAGACAGCTTGCAGTAAGTTCAATAGATATTGCTCACACACATAACTTATTTAATTATATGAGGTTCAATTGGATTCAATTGAAAGATGGTGTGTTTAAAAAGCTTGCTAAAGCTTTAGATATCAATGATAATTCTCAAGTTATGGAGATAAAAAAGCAGTCTGCGGTAATGAAAAAACTTTCTGCTCAAGGAAGTCCAGCGGATTCTGACCATTATACTACTGGTATCGTTGATGAATATCATTTATTTGGTCAAAAACAACGTGATTTTATTAGCTCAATGACATCTGGTATGGTTAATAATCCATTAGCTCAGATGTTTTTTATTTCAACAGCTGGAGTTGACCCGACTGTTCCGATGTTTGAAGATTATAAGCGGTATTCTAAAATGCTTGAATCTGGAGATTGGAGTAGTTCTGAAAAAGATTTAGTTCTTATATGGGAACAAGATAGCGAAGATGAAGCTTATCTAATTGAAACATGGCCTAAGTCAAATCCATTAATGGAAATAGAGTCTATGCGCAAGAACCTTACAGAGGGGATGATTACCGAACGTGATTCATTAAACTCTCAAGGGCGCATACGTGATTTTTACGTTAAGAATATGAACTTATGGCAGAACGCAAAAAAGAACGCTTATTTGCCATTAGATTTGGTTCAAGACGCCATTGTAGATGAGTTTGATTACTTCGGCCGTGATGTCTTTATTGGTTTTGACTACTCTCAAACAAATGATGATACCTCATTAGCTTTTGTGTTTCCTCATAGTGGAAGTAAATTTCATTTGTATCAACACAGCTGGATACCTATTGCGAAAGCTGGTTCTATTGAAGCCAAGGAACAAAGAGATAACATTGATTATCGTGCGGTTCAAGAAAAAGGGTTCGCAACTATAACTAGAGACCGTTTTGGACTGATTGATGAAGATGAAGTTTTTAATTGGATGCTTAATTTCATAGAAAAAAACGAGTTAAGAGTAAAAGCTATTTTGTATGACCAGTGGGGAACGGGAAATTTCATTAGACGACTGGATGAAGTCAAAGAAGAATATCTTCTGATTCCAGTAAGACAAGGGATAAAGTCGCTTAATGAGCCTACTAAATTCTTACAGTCTTCGTTTATTAAGCATAATATTACAATGCTTGATGACCAAGCGTTAATTCAAGGCCTAGTCAATGCAGTTACTGTTTCTGATAATAATGGGATTAAGCTTGATAAAAATGTCAATTCTCAAAAAATAGATGCTGCTGATGCTATTGTCAATGCACTTTATGAAGGACAGTTTTATTTTAATGATTTTACAAATGTAGAAGAAAAGAAAACAAATTCGCCTTTCGGAAATATGAATGACGAAGAAATCAGCGACTACTTTATTAATGGATTTAGTTTTTAAGGAGGAAAATGAAAAATTTAATTACATACTTACCAGCGCTACTTGTTTTCGTTGGTTTTTTATTTGTATCGGTTGGTGTATTCATTATTAATGTTCCGTTAGGACTAATTGTTTCAGGGGTATTGTTATTTGCCCTAGCTTATATGTATTCAAATAAAGGAGGACATACATGAGTATTTTAAACCCTTTTGAACGCAGAAGCTCAATTACGCCTAATAATTATTACCCTTTTATGGTTCAAAATGGTTCGATTGTTCCTAATTCGCTTGTCGATGCAACAGAAGCACTAAAAAATAGCGATTTATATGCAGTGACTAGTTTAATTAGCTCGGATATCGCAGGTACCAGATTTATTGGTAATCAAGTGTTCACAAGTGTTCTAAACAATCCAAGCCACTTAACAAATGCTTTTAGTTTCTGGCAAACAGCTATATTAAATCTTTTGCTTAACGGGAATGTATTTCTAGCCATTTTAAAAGGCGATAATAGCTTGATGAAAGAGTTGAGGTTAATTCCTAGTAACGCTATAACAATAGATTTGACCGATGATACATTGACTTACGAAGTTAATCAATTTGATGATTATCCAAGTGCTAAATATAACGCTAGTGAAATGATACATGTAAAAATCATGGCTTATGGTGTCGATACGCTCCATAACTTGGTTGGCCATTCTCCACTAGAATCTCTTACAAGCGAAATAGGGCAACAGAAAGAAGCAAATAGACTTTCTCTATCAACTTTAAAAGGAGCGCTTAATCCTACAAGTGTTGTCAAAGTTCCGCAAGGCACCTTATCTTCAGAAGCTAAAGACTCTATAAGAAAAGAGTTCGAAAAAGCAAATGGAGGAAATAATTCAGGACGTGTCATGGTTCTAGATCAATCAGCTGATTTTTCTACAGTATCCATAAATGCCGATGTTGCTAATTACCTTAATTCAATGAATTGGGGAAGAACTCAAATTGCCAAAGCTTTCGGAGTATCTGACAGTTATTTAAACGGAACGGGAGACCAACAGTCGAGTCTTGACCAAATTAAGGACCTTTATGTTAATGCTTTAAACCGATTCATTGAGCCTTTAATTTCAGAACTGAGAATCAAATGCGATTCATCGATTGGCGTTGATATGTCTCCCATTACCGACTATTCAAATTCTGTGTTTAAAGCAGATATATTGAACTGGGTAAAAGAAGGGATTATTGAGCCAACAGAAGCAAAGACTTTATTAGAAAGCAAGGGGATTATTTAGTGGAAAACATCGAATATCGTTATTTTGATTCAACAGAGTTAGAGACGAGGAGCCCTACAAATACTGGTTTTATTGGACAAATTGCAGGTTATGCTATTAAATTCAATACTCCTAGCACTGCAATGGCTCCATTTATTGAATATATCGCTCCGATAGCACTTGATAATGTCGATTTAAGCGATGTATTAGCTTTATATAACCATGATTACGCCAATGTGCTAGGCAGAGTTGATGCAGGAACTTTAAAGTTAAGCATTGATAAAGTCGGCTTGCATTTTGTTTTGGATATGCCAGATACAACAGTTGGCCATGACGTTTATAACAATATTAAGGCTGGGAACCTTAAAGGTATGAGTTTTGGATTCTCTGTTGCGGACGGTGGTGATTCTTGGCAACAAGGAGCAGATAGTCCAATAAGAATTATTAATCAACTTCAAACGTTGAGTGAAATAAGTGTTGTAAGCAGACCAGCTTATGATGATACAAGCGTCCAAGTTACTCGTTCAATGGACGCTTTTTTGTCGGAACGAACGAGAAAATATAAAGAAAAGGTAAAAATCTACCTAGGAGGACTCAATGAAAATTGAAAAATTAAAAAAAGATTTAGCGACTAAAACTGCTGAACTTAATACCAAAAAAGCTGAAATTCGAAGCTTTACTGAGTCAGAAGACAAAACAATTGATGAAGTCAAAGCTGGAATGACAGAAATCAAAGAAAAAGAAGATGAAATCAAAGAAATTCGCTCTAATATTGAAGTTTTGGAGCAAGCTTCAGCATTAAAAGTTGAAGAAAAAAGAGATGATTCTGATTTGGTTGCTCCTGAATTAGAAGAAAATTCAGCAGATAACGAAGAAGATGATCCAGAAAAACTTAAAACTGAAACAAAATCAGAAGCAGAAAAAGATAAAAAAACTGTCAAAGATGAAGAAAAAAGAGATGCAGGAGGATTGCAAGATATGAAATTAAAAGTTGGTGGCGAAATCGCAGATAAAAAAGTGACTGCTTTTGCTGATTATTTAAAAACTGGTGAAGTTCGTGATGTTACAGGTATTGCTTTGAAAGATGGGAAAGTAATTATTCCTGAAACAATTCTCACTCCAGAAAAAGAAGTGCATCAATTCCCACGGCTTGGCTCATTGGTTCGAACCGAATCAGTAACTACAACAACTGGTAAGCTTCCAATTTTTAATAACTCTACTGACCTATTGACTGCTCACACAGAGTATGGTCAAACAACTAAAAATGCAACTCCAGTTATTACACCTATTCTTTGGGACTTGAAAACATATCCAGGAGGCTATGTATTCTCTCAAGAATTGATTTCTGATTCGTCTTATGATTGGCAAGCTGAACTTCAATCACGATTGATTGAGCTTCGTGATAATACTGATGATTCTCTTATCATTACAGCTTTGACTGATGGAATTAAAAAAACTACCTCTACTTACTTACTTGGAGATCTTAAGAAAGTTCTGAACGTTACTTTAAAACCTCAAGATTCTGCAGCTGCTTCGATTGTTATGTCACAATCTGCCTATAACCTCTTTGATATGGCTACTGATGCAATGGGTCGTCCTTTGTTGCAACCAAACGTTACCGCAGCAACTGGTTATACTTTGCTTGGGAAAACAGTTGTTATCGTTGATGATAAATTGTTCCCTAGTGCTAGTGCAGGGGATGTAAATATCGTTGTTGCTCCGCTCAAAAAAGCAGTAATCAACTTTAAACTTACTGAAATTACTGGTCAATTCCAAGATACTTATGATATCTGGTATAAACAATTAGGCATCTTCTTGCGTCAAAACGTTGTACAAGCTAGTAAAGACTTAATTGTTAACTTGACAGGTAAGCTAAAAGCAGTAACAGTTGTTCAATCTACAGCAGTATAAGGAGTGAATTATGGCACTAATTACAGCACAAGAATTACTTGATGAAAATCATATTGATTCAAACTATGATGAAATTGCAACTATGAATAGACTTATTCATGATGCAAGTGCCTTAATTCGTGGTTCTATTTCTGATTCAGTTACTGATGAGCAAATCATGGATAATTTACCCGACCAGTATAATAGAGCTGTTTCAGCTCTTGCAACCCGTCTATATTTCAGTAGAGATTTGTCAGAAGGCTATGGTATTGGTATTCAGATTATGATTAATCAAATAAGAGCTAGAATGTGGGAGGTGCTGAATGGCACAACTTAATCTAGCTGACTTTAACAAAAAAGTTCAACTAGGAGATGTTAAAACTTTAACTAATGAATATACAGGAGCTGGTTATGACAGTTTTGTTCCGAAAATAAATGTTTGGTTTGCATCTAAAACAAGAACGTTGAGTCAATCATACCAACTCCAAGGAACTGCTCTTGAAAACTCACGTACGATTATCATACGACACAATTCATCAGCAGAAAAATTAAAGGCTGCTGTGATTGATAATGTCCAATATGATATCGTCAATTATTCGCCTGATGAAACAAGTAATATCATCAGGTATGATTATTTGACGCTCAAAAGGAGTTCATGATGGAAGAAAAGCAACTATTTGAAGACATTATGAATGGGATAATTTTTCAAGCAGAATCTGTCAGTACATCTCTAACGGTTGAAGATAAAGCAAAAATAACCAAGGCTGGTGCAAATGCATTCGCTATAGGACTTGAAAAAGTCACTAAAGATAAGCATTATCGTATTCGTAAAACTGGGGAAAACCCACATCTAGCCGATAGTATTTTGGTTCAGAACACTAATATTGATGGTATTAAAGACGGAAATTCTACCGTTGGTTGGGATTACACCAAATCAAGGGTAGGTCATCTGATTGAAAACGGCACACGTTTTCCGATGTATTCCAAAAAAGGAACGAAATATAGAAAAGGGGGTCAAGTTGCAATTACATCTGACCCTTTTGTTTCTACTTATCGTGACAGCATGGAAGCTCAAGTTGCCATGTTTTCAGCGGAAGCAGAAGTTTTTTCAGAAATACTCAAAAAGAAAGGGGCAGAATGAGACCAACACAAGAAGTTTCGCAAATAGTAGGTGCTTTCCGCCCCTCTTGGTTAGTATTTGAAAATTTTATTCCCAAAGAACATGTTAATGATTTAGACAATACTCAAGTTTTACTGACAGAGTTTAAATCAGATATTACTAACTATGGGGACGGAACCTTTAATAGCGTTGTTCTGGCAGTTACTATCCAAATTTTCTACGGATTTAATCTCTCTGAAAGTATGCTTCTTGCAGAAATAGAATTGATGGAGAAACTAAAAGATAGCGGGTGGTTAACAATTTCAAGTGAACCACATTACCTAGACGTTAGTACCAATACAACAAAACAACAAACTAAAAAAAATATCACAGTTGAAAAAATTGTGGAAATTAATGAATTAAAAGGAGAATAAAATGACAATTGTAGGTTTAAAAAAAACTTATCTTGGATTAATTGATAAAAAAACAGGCAAAATTATTGCAGGTCCTGAAGGGCTAACAACAGATGGACTTTATATGTCAAATCCGAAAGATTTAGGTACAGCTTCTGCAAATATCACTAATATTGCAGCTGCTGGTACTCAAAAATTTGGAGACAACGGTCTTGTTGATGTAGTGAGTTCAAAATCATTTCCGCAAGTCGCTGCAGTTTGGAACAATCTTCCTTTTGATATTAAAGCTAAAATTAAAGGAGAAGTAAGCGACAAAAAAGGCGGATACGTTCAATCACAAGATTTGCCACAAGTTGCTTTGATTATTGAGTCAGAGTTAATTGATCGTTCACATTCAATTTTTTACGCATTCGGTAATGGCCATATGACTGAAACTGCATTGAACATTCAAACTGACAATGCAGCGCAAAACCGAGTTGAAGATGCATTGACTTATCAATCACTGGCTTTTGAGGCATGGAATAATCAAGGAATGAAAACTTTCAATTCTGCAGATTCTGGATTCGATAAAACGGCAATGCTAAAAGAAGTTATGGGAGGATATGCTGCTAGTGGACTCGGAGTTTAATTAAACAGTGCGGGATGATTACATCCCGCTTTTTTATTTATAAAATATTGGAGAAAAACATGGAAATTAAAATCAAAAAACTTAAAAAAACCGTTGAAGTCAAAGCTTCAATTAAAAATCTCAAGAAGAGTTATAAATTTGCCAAAAACATGGCCGAAGCAGAAGAAAAAATTAGTGAAGGAAACGATGAACTAGTCTTAGATTATCTTGATTCAATTATCGAATTTGTCTCTGATATCGCTAAACTCAGCAAAAAAGAAAAAGAAGAACTTGAAGAACTTGAAATGGAAGAGTTGATGGAAGTTGTTTCTTATATTGTTGCAAAATTGCAAGGCGCTTCTGACTCGGATATCAAAAAAGCCAAAGAAAATGGCGAAGTGGGTTTAGCCCAAGAGAGCGAATAATCAGCAATCATAATCACTTGTTAGAATTACAGCTATTCGAAAAAGATGTGATTCAAAATCTTCATTGGGATTTAAGCACAATTGGAGAACAGGAATATGAGGAATTGCTTGATGTCATGAGCGCAAATCCTGATAACAAAATGATGTCAGCTGAGGATTTAGCAGCTCAATGGAATTCGTTAATTTAAAAAGAAAGGAGGAATATATGGCAAAAGAAAAAGTAGCTGGGACTTTGGCCACTAATATCGGAGTTAATACTACTAATGCAGTAACCAGTATTGAAAGCCTTAAAAATTCAGTTAAAGATAGCACCAATGCTTGGAAACAGATGGAATCTCAAATGAAGCTGTCAGGAGATACTCTAGGTGCTTCTAAAGCTAAGTATGAGGGTTTGTCTGATTCTTTAAGTAAACAAAAATCAGTGCTTGAGCGGCTAAAACAAGAGCAATCAGAAGTTAACCGTTCTACTTCTGCTGGAGAGAAAGCTTATCAAAAATATGCTTCACAAATTACTCAAGCAGAAGTTAAGTTAACCGCCCTAAACGGTCAACAAGATAAAGCAAAACAAGCTTATGAGTACCAAAAATCAGGACTTGCAAAACTTAACGAGGAAGTTCAACATTCTAACAAGCTTACGGAAGAACGGGTAAAGCAACTCGAAGCGGAAGGAAAAACTGAAGAAGCCAATAAAGCCAAAATTGATGGATTAAAGTCAGCTCAAGAAAAATATTCTCAAATTTTAAAGATTCAAAAAACCGAATTGGAAAAACTAGGGGAATCAGGCGATAAGAACTCTAAGGCTTATAGACTTCAAGAAGTTCGTGTGGCGCAAATGTCCACAAAGGTTTCAGAAGCTACTCGAGATATAAAAAGGCTCAACGGCACTGAAATAAAACCTCGTACAGAAGGTATAGGTAAAGTAAAGAGTCAGCTTAGAAGTCTTAATGGTTTATTAGACCGTACACATAGCCATTTTAAAGATGTCTTTTTAGGGAACATCTTAGCTACCGGTGTAATCGGTGCGATTGGTGATATTAAGAGCAAATTTACTGGTGCGTTAGAAGCTGGCGTAGAGTATAACAAAGAAATGCAGAATTTATCGGTTTCTTTGAATAATTTTACAAATGGTAATCAAAAACTGAATGATTCTTTAGTTGATAATATCAAAAATTTGCGAGAAGAATCAGGATATTCCATTGATACATTAAGTCTTTTAACTAAAAAAACTTATGGATTAACAGGTTCGGCTGATGGGGCTAAAAAATTATCTGACGCTTTTGTTAATTTAGGTCGTGCAACTGGTAAATCTGATGATGCAATGCAAAATATTATCACTAAGTTTACTCAAATGAATGCAAGTGGTGAAATTACTTCTGGTTCAATTACCAAAATGGAAAAAACGCTACCTGGGTTCGCTAAAACATTAGCCACGACAATGGGTGTCTCTCGCGATAAACTCAACGAATTAGCAAACAACGGTAAAATTTCAATGTCTGATTTATCAAAGACAATTGAAAACATGAGTGCCGCTAAACCTAAAGGGCTTGAAAACTACCTCACTTCATTTGACGGATTTTCTGGTCACTTGAAAGAAAAATACCAAAGTTTATCTGGAAAAATCACAGAAGGTTTCTTTAAAACAAATAATAATTTCTTAAAAAACATATCTAAATCTCTTGATGGAGAGGAAACGGAAAAGGCGTTTACTCATATCGGAGATAGTGCAAATAAAGCTGTCACAACTATTTCTACAGCTTTTAGCTCCGTTTTTAAAGGAACAAAAAATCCATTAGCAGACTTTGCGAATGGACTAGCTAATGAAATCGAGAAATTAGGGAACTTTATTTCTAAACACGCCAATGATATCAAAAACTTTTTTGGTATGGTAAAAGAATTAGGTAGTGCTGCATTTAAGTTAATCGGCGACACTCTAAAAACAGTTATACCTTGGCTTGAGAAGTTTGGGACTTGGGCATCAAAACATCCGAAAGACGTTAAGAAAATTGCTCTTGCAATTATAGGGCTTAATGTTGCGCTTAAAGGGACTTTGGGAGTACTTAAAGGAGTTGAAAAATATGAAGCATTAAAAAAATTATTCGTAATTAAAGACGCCGAAAAGGGAACCAAAGCATTAACTGGTCTAGGTAAAGCTGCTGTCGGTGCAGGAAAAGGAATGAAACTCGCTTTTAACTTTTTAAAAACTAATCCATTTATTCTTATTATCACAGGCATTGTCGCCGTAGTCGCCGCATTTGTAGAACTTTATAAACACAATAAGAAATTCCGTAAATTCATCAATGGTATAGCTAAAGCAGTCTCAAAATGGGCTGGTAGTGTTGTTAAATGGTTCAAGAAAACATGGGACGGTGTTTCTAAAGGTTTCAACAACTTCGGTAAGTCATTCTCTAAAGTGTTCAATTCGCTTTTAAATGGAATAAAAAACGCATGGAATGGTGCATGGTCTTGGATTGGTAATGTATTTAATAAATATATTGACATTTTTAAGTCAGTTTTAAAACTTTTTACTGATTTCTTTACAGGTAAATGGGGAAATCTCGGCAAGGATATTCAGAAGATATGGAATGCTTTATGGGGTTTTGTTGAGTCTATCTTTGGTAAAAAGGTTGATTCTATCAAAAAAGGTATCGAAGGTTTCGGTACTAAGATTTGGGATACATTCAACACAATTAAAACTAAAGTCAGTGATTTTTGGAAAGGTATGTGGGATGGTTTAATCCAATTCGGAAAAGATGGTATCAATTCAGTTATAGGTGTCATAAACAATGGTATCGGCGGAATTAATGGTGTTATTCATACATTCGGTGGTTCTAAAAATGCAATTAGTAAAATACCTAAACTGGCGAACGGTACTAAAGGCGCACCTAAAGGAGTCGCATTAATTAACGATGCACCAGGCGAACATTACCAAGAAGCTGTTATAGACAATTCAGGTCAAATGCATGTACTGGAAGGTCGGAACAGGCTTGTAAACTTCCAAGGTGGTGAAACAGTTGTACCCGCTCACGCTATCCCTCACTTTGAAAATGGTACTCCAGATTGGTTGAGTTCTATTGGTTCGTGGGTTAAAGATAAATGGGATGGCTTAACAGAAATGATTAAGCACCCTATTAAGACTTTAACTCACTTCATGACTAATGCTATATCAGGTATTAGTGGTTCTCCTTTAGTTACTTCTATAGCACCAGCTCTTGGTAATGGATTTGTCAATGCAATCGTTGACCCAATCAAGAAGTTACTTGGTTCATTAAAGAAAAAACACGAAGATGACGGTGGCGGTTCTCAAGGTTCGCCATCTGGTTCCGGTGTTCAACGTTGGGCTGGACAAGTTAAACAGGCGCTTGCAGCTAACGGCTTGAGTACTAGCCAAGACATGATTGACCGTGTGCTTCGCCAAATCGCTTCTGAGTCAAGCGGTAATGAAAAAGCAGTACAAGGAAACATCGGGGATATTAACAACATCACTGGTGACCTTGCTAAAGGGTTGATGCAAACAATATCCTCAACTTTCAACGCCAATAAATTCCCTGGTCACGGTGATATTTTTAATGGTTACGATAACTTATTAGCTGCTCTTAATTATGCTAAAAAAAAATATGGCCCAAGTTTGTCATTCCTTGGGAATGGACATGGTTATGAAAATGGTGGAATCATAAATGCTCATGGTTTCTATGAAATAGGCGAAGGAAATAAGCCAGAAATGGTTATTCCTTTGTCTGTTGAAAAAAATGCAAGAGCAAATCAATTGCTTGCGGAAGCTAATCAAAGAATTAACGGAAATAATAGAGCTTCAAGCAATACAGCAGACCTTTCACCAGTATTAACTTTATTATCCAATATATTTAACTCCATTGAAGATGTTAAGAAAAATCCTCTAATTGCTTATGCTTTATTAGATGGGCGTAATGTGTCTCAGGGGTTAGCTCCTTATATGAATCAAGCCTTAACTGACTATGTAAATCAACAAGATAGATTGTGGGGTAAAAATTAAAAATGGCTTTTTCAGTTAAATTTAATGATGTAGATTTATCGACAATCGTTGATGGATTTACAGCAATTACAAGAAATATAGGGGCTGGTTGGACGAATACGGTTCAACCTAATCCTATTATCGGCGCCGATTTCACGCAAAATTCAATTAATTCGAAATCAATTACAGTTAACTTTATTGCAAATGTTAAATTAGACCGTTTCACCTCTGTGAGAAAGGCTTTGGCTAGTGCTTTAAATGTAAAGCAACCAGCTGCTTTGATTTTTGATGATGATCCTAATCAAGTTTGGTGGGCTGTTCCTGATGGAACGCCAACATTAGATGAATCATCATTTTATCAAGCTGTAGGTTCAATTACATTTTTAGTTCCGAGCGGAGTTTCAGAATCAGTCGAAACAAACGTTCTAAATGCTTCCAATTCTGGTGGTCAATTAGGAACAATTACTAATAATTCAGATAGCTCTGTAGATGTTGAAATTAATAATACAGGTAATCTTGACGCATTTCCAACAATAGAAATTACCAACGTTCATGAGAATGGGTATATTGCAATTGCTGGTCAAAATGGAGCAATTGAAATAGGAAATAGGCAAGAAGCAGATGGAGTTGTAAAGCCTGAAAGTGAATATTTGTATAATAGCAATTCTGATTTAAGTTTTTCTAAATTTATTGATGCAACTGGTACTGCTAATCCTCAAAATTCAGGACTTGGAACGAATGGAACGATTAGCTTTCAAAGTGATGGACTAAGATTTGCAACTCAAGGGACAATGTCAGGATCTCAATTTGCAGGCGGTGGAATGAAAGTTATGACGCTACCGGCTGATTCTAATGGTCACGTTGGTGCTGTTAACTTCTATTCACACTTTAATTTATTTGCTTGGGCGGGAGCTATGGGCCAAACAGGAATCCTCCAAATTCTATTTACTGACATCAATGATAAGTTGGTGGCTGGTTATGGGATTACCAAAAGTGACATGAGTGGAAATAGTGCTAAATGTTCATTTTGGGTTGGAGGTAATACTCCTAAAGAGTACACATCATTTGGATTTGAAACAAACAATGCCGAAAAAAATCAAAAATATCCTAATAATATGTTTAATAGTTCAACTGGGGATGCCGATTTTTTGAAAGAAGGAGCAAGCCTAGGTTTTTACTGGTACGGAAGCCGTAAAACAATTTATGTTCCAGAACTTGCGGATGTTGAAGTTTCAAAAGTTTACTTGTACCTTGGACAATTTAAGGGTTCGAACAAATTTATCAATAATTTATCAATTAGACAAGTAAATCTTACTAAAAATAATGTATCTGTTTGGAAAGATGTTCCTAATCGTTATGCAGCCAACTCTAAAATTACTGTTAATATGAACGGAAAAGACACAGTTGTTATCAACGGTATGCCAGCTATTCAAGAAAAAATTAGAGGCACTGAACCTTTTTCAATTCCTCCCGGTAGAAGTACATTAAAAATCTTGCAGTCCACATGGAATACTACTCCACCAATTGTTCAAATATCATATAAAGAAAGGAACTTATAATGGAAATAGTCGTTCATGATAATACACTTAAAACCGTAGCAATTATCAATAATGATATACCGATGCTACCTTCTTTTTTCAATGATAATTGGCATCGGTATAAAGACCAAGGAGCAGAAACATTTATATTTACTGTAAATAAATTTATCAACGGCCAGTTACAAGATTACTGCCGTTTTTTAAATGAACAAGCTTATATTAGTTTCACTTATGATGGCATTGACCACTTATTTGGAGTAGAAAATGTTCAAGAAAGTGATTATCAAATTACTTTAACTTGTTCTTCATTGAATTTAGAATTAAGAAATGAGCAAGCCAATGCCTTAGTTAACACATCAAGCCATAATATTCAGTGGTACTTTGACCAAATGGAATTAATTTCAAATGCTCAAATAACCATTGGAACTAATGAAGTCTCAAGTCTGACACGAACAATTAATTATGATGGACAGGAAAGCAAACTTGCCCGTCTAATATCTGTGATTGGGAATTTTAATGCAGAATTTGAATTTATTACACATTTAAATGATGATGGAACACTAGATTCCATCATTTTAAATATCTATCGTGCCAATGATGGAGTTAATATCCAGGGTGTTGGAACAAATAGAAATGATGTCTCTTTAAATTTTGGTAAAAACATTAGTGGGATTACTAGGACTGGCGATACAACAAATCTATTTAATGCAACAAAAATTACAGGATCAGACGATTTAAATTGGAATTCAAGCGAATTTTCTTATGTCAATTCCGATGGTGTGGAGGAGTTTTATAAAAGAAAAAATGATGATACTGCATTTGCTCCACTTTCTCTTAATTTATTTAAGTCTCAAATCAAGTCTAATAATGGTGATAAATGGATTCGTAAAGATTTTCAAACAGAATACACTAATGTTAATGATATGTGGGGCTATTGCGTAAGTCAATTTAAACAATTCGCTTATCCGACAGTTACTTATGAGGTGTTAGCGAATAGTAGCTTAGTTCTTGAATCAGTTGGTAATGATCGGCCTTTGTCAATTGGTGATACCATCAATATTCAAGATGATAACTTTATGGATTCTGACGGAAATGTAGGTTTGCTTTTATCAGCTAGGGTTTCTGAAATGGAGATAAGTTTTAGCAATCCGACATTAAATAAGATTACTTTTTCAAATTTTAAAAAACAACAAAGTGAAGCTTCTGCAGACATCCAAGCCATCGTCAATCAGTTGGTCGATGCAGCCACTCCATATATTGGTAGCATCGACACAACTAACGGCACACAGTTTAAAAATGGCACTGGTTCAACAACTTTATCAGCTCATATTTTCAAAGGTTCTGCAACGACTGAAACAATTGCTGATAGCTATGAATGGTCGAAAGATGGAACAGTTATCGCTCCAACTCAGACTATTACAGTTGATGCAAGCGGAGTTTCGGATAAAGCAGTTTACAGCTTTAAAGCGACAGTTGCGGGTAAAGTAGTCGCAAATCAGTCGGTTACCATCACTAATGTAGATGATGGAACAAATGGACGTTCTGTTACAAACGTTTCTCAAAAGTGGCGTTTGACAACGACTACTGCAACACCAACGCAAACTTGGTCAGACGCAGGTTGGCTCACTACTCAACCAACAACGACAGCTACTAATAAATATCTATGGTCTATCACTCGAACAACTTTCAATTTAGCACCTTTAACGCAAGATGTTATTGAACAAAAAGCAGTTTATGGTGATAAAGGCGATAAGGGAGATACTGGAAATGATGGGAGAGCAGGTAAAGACGGTGTTGGACTACGTTCAACCACAGTTACATATACTATATCTTCAAGCGGTACAGTTACACCAACAACTGGCTGGACTTCACAAGTCCCTACTCTAGTCAAAGAACAATATCTCTGGACTAAGACATTATGGACGTACACGGACAATACCAGTGAAACAGGATATTCAGTATCTTATATTGCAAAAGATGGGAATAATGGACACGATGGTTTTCCAGGTAAAGATGGTGTCGGTATTAGCAATACTATCATTGAGTATGTTGGCGCAGTTTCTGGTACTAGTAAGCCTACCGGTGGTTGGAGTACCACTATTCCAACAGTACCAGCAGGTCAGTATCTTTGGACGCGCACCACATGGCAATATACAGATGGTACGTCAGAGCAGGGATATATCAATGCTTTAATGGGACTGACAGGTGCCAGTGGTAGAGACGGAATAGCAGGTAAAGATGGTAAGGGAATTAAAGCCACGGCAATCACTTATCAAGCAAGTACTAATGGTACCACTGCTCCAACTGGTACATGGTCAACTAGTGTCCCTAGTGTGGCTAAAGGTAGTTTTCTGTGGACACGCACCATCTGGACGTATACAGATAACACTACAGAAACTGGATATGCTGTAGCCTATATGGGTACCAATGGTAACAACGGTACTAATGGAATTGCTGGTAAAGATGGTACTGGTATCAAAACTACCACAATCACTTACGCAGTCGGAACATCAGGAACAACTGCTCCAACAGGCGGTTGGAATAGTCAAGTGCCTAACGTACCAGCGGGGCAATACCTATGGACTAAGACTGTTTGGGATTATACGGATAAGACCAGCGAGACAGGTTATTCAGTTTCTAAATTCGGTGAAAAGGGCGATAAGGGAGACCAAGGCGTCCAAGGTATTCAAGGTGTTGATGGACGTCAAGGGATTCCTGGACCAAAAGGAGCTGACGGAAAAACGCAATATACACATATCGCTTACGCAAATAGTGCCGATGGTAAAACTAATTTTTCAACTTCTGATTCTAATCGTACCTATATCGGGATGTACGTTGATTTTAACATCAATGATTCAACTACTCCAAGTGATTACTCATGGACACTCGTAAAAGGAGCGGATGGAACGCAAGGGACACCGGGCAAACCGGGGACAGACGGTAAGACTCCATATTTTCACACAGCATGGTCTTATAGCGCAGACGGTACGGACGGTTTCACGACTGTTTATCCTAATTTGAATTTGTTGGATGGTACGTCTAAATCTGCCAAAACTGCAACTATTTACAAAGATGATGTTGCCGGAATAATTTATTGGGATACTAAACAACTTTCGGAAAAAACCATTACAGGGTCGGTTTATTTAGACTTAACAAACTCGCCCTATGATGTATGGTTTCAGCTTTACACTACAAATGGTGTTCTTTATGGAAACACCATTAAAGCAGGACAAAAGGGGTATAGTAGATTTTCTGGTAAAGTTTCAACTATAACAGATAACAATGCTAACATAGCCTTTAGAACACCTACAAAAGTTACTGATACAATAACTTTTGATTATTCCGAAATGAAAATAGAAGAGGGTTCAACTGCTACTCCATACATGCCATCATCTAGCAAAATTACAACTGCTGACTATCCGAGCTACATCGGTCAGTATACAGACTTTAAGCAATCTGACAGCACTAATCCATCCGACTACACTTGGAGTCTGATACGAGGGAATGACGGTGACCCAGGTAAAGTTGTTTCTGATACTGAGCCGACCACTCGCTTCAAAGGCTTGACTTGGAAATATTCAGGTACCGCAGACCTTACAGCTAGTGATGGAACAGTGATTAAGCCAAATACAGAGTATTACTACAATGGCACTCACTGGATGATTAATTATTTGAGTGCGAATAATATTGAAGCTAATTCAATTAAAGCTGATAAAATTGACGCAAAAAATTTAACAATTACTGATGGTGAGTTCGTAAGTACAACAACTAATGGTCCAGTTACAACCTCTACAGAAATCAAAGATAATCATATTGCAATTTCAAAGACGGATGGAACTGTAAACACAAAAAATGACTTGGCAGTTGACACCGAACAGGGCTTTGCAATGAAGTTCACGAACAATACTACTGGGTTAACTAGAGAAGCTTCAGTTAACTTTCAAGGAGTTTCCACTAGTGATTCAAATGGAAACTATGCTCAACTTACGCCTCAAGGCACGAAGTTATCTACTGATGTTCCTTGGACTGATATCACTCGAGCGAGTGGAGTAGGAACATCCGGAACCTTACGTGCAAGAATAAATAACGGTGTTTTTTATGCACAGTCGAAAGATGTTACAATCCCTTCAATAGCACCCAATAGTCTTATAACAATTGGTACTATGTCCAGTAAATTTAGTGGTGTTTCTGGATTTGATACTTTAGGGTTACTATATTCGCCAGGTCAACTTAGCGTTGCGAGTGTTACAGTCGGTAATGATGGGAAAATAAACATTGGTAATCCCAATCCAACGACCATGAGTGGCAAGGTAATTCAGTTTTCAATAAATATTCCATTAGGATAAAGAATAGAAAGTAGGGGTTATGGAATCAGTTATACAACATGCCTTAGTTGTTGTGAAAGATGTTATTGATAATTGGGGAGCGATAACAGTGGTTTCTATTATTATTGGGAGTGGTTATCGGATTTTAAATAAAAAGCAGGAACTTAGAGATAAGGCTCAGGAAGACCAGCTTTTAATTATGCGCCAAGAAATAAAAAGAATTGAGTTATCACAAGCTATTAATCATGACTATGGCTTACAAATTGTGAGTAGTATTTTTGATGAATATACATCTTTGGGCGGAAATCATTATGCTCACGAAATTTACGAAAAGTATAAAAAGGAGAAAGAACATGAAAACAATTGATAAAGGTACACTTACACGTACAGTTTTGCTTTGGTTAGCTATCATTAACCAAATTCTAACAGCATTGGGTATTAATCCATTGCCACTTGACGATAATACTGTTAGCACTGTAATTACAACAGTTTTTGCACTTTGGGCTTGGTGGAAGAATAATGACTTCACTCATGCAGCCAAAAAAGGGACTGAACTTACTAAAAGTTTGAAAAATGGTGATAGCGTTCAAGTGGTTAAAGCTTCTGACGCTGACCATGAATTCACAGAAGGAGGCGAATAA